TCAAATAACTCTTTGTTATTATTCTTTTTTAATTCATTAGTTAATTCTAATAATTTACTTTTTCCTGTTGCGTCTTTAATAAATAAAACATTAAAAGCATCTTCTGGTGCTAAAGACTTTCTAATTTTTGCTATAGCTGATGTATTAGCGTTTTTAAATTTTTGAGAAAATGCAGAAAACCCATCATCTAATGCTTTTAATTCATCAACTAATGTATCTGGAGCACCTTTTCTTGATAACACTCTATTACGAGTTTTTTCCAATTTATCAATTAAGTTAGTTAAAGTATCGGCATAAGGGGCATCAGTTCCTGTTCTTGCTTTTAAATATGCTTGTCTTTCTAATCTTCTTAAATCTTTTAAGTTATCACTTATTATTTTCAAAGATAAGTCTTTAAGTTTTCTTCTACCTGTTTTTTCATTTAAAACAGTAAAACTATCATAAATATTATCTATAAGTTTCTTTTCTTCTGGATTAATAAAAGGTCTATTAGAAAAAGTTCTTTTTATATTTTCTACTTCAGTAAGAAGTTCAATAGGTTTTATAACTTGTCCTTTTTTTACTATTATAGCATCTCTTTTTAATCCTGTGCCGTCTTCCCAACGCTTATAAACACTCTCATAATTTTTATCAAAATTAAGTTTAATATTATCATATGACTTCGTAAGTTCTTCTTGTAAAAGTTCTCCTATTTGCGATGGTTTTGCTATATTAGGAGGTAAATTTGCAATATTATCTAAATTTGTTTCTAAATTAACAAGCCTTGCATCTATTGAATCATCAATAGCTTTTTTTGCAATATCATATTTTTTTACAGCTTGTTTTTGAACAAACTCACCTACATCTAAATATGTTTGTTCATTAATATTTGGTATTCGACTTTGGTCTAAACCTCCACTAGCTTCTTTTTCAAGTAATTTTTTTGCTTTTAATTTTGTTTCAATGGTAGGAATACGAACATTAGCACCTGTAAATACGTTAGGAGATTTTGCAACTTTTTGTTCTGCTTGAGCTAATATAGAAGCAAGATCGAAAAGCTCTGATGCTGCTTTTTCATCTCCAGATTTTTGTGCAGATGCTGCTGCAAATTCAGCAACTTGAGCTGATGTAGGAGCGATACCTTTTTCTTCTGCAAGTCTTCTTGAAGATGTATCTTTATAAGTATTCCATGCTTTTATAAAAGACTCTTCATCCATATCCATACGAAGTTTTGGAGGTAATATACCTAATGTACTTAAAATAGGTCTAACAACTTTATAAGCTATTTGTCCACCAGCACTACCTAAAACACCCCATAATGCAGTATTTGCTGCTTGATCATGTATATCATTTGCATTTAATTCAGGTATTTGACCTGTTTTAGATAAACTGTATAACCTAAGATATTCTGTTATATAACCTGCAGCTGCAGCACCACCTGTCGCTCCAACAAAGCCTTTTTTTCTTCCACCATATATTCCAGCACTTACTTCAGCGACTAAAGTAGGTATATCACCTGTTAAATCAGCAATATCACCGACATCTAATCCAATAGGATCAATAATATTATATTGTCCTCCTTTACTTGGATCTTTATATTCATAGTTCCCACTTGGTCCTACTCTTAAACCAAAGTCGTACTCATCAGTAATTTGATTTGGAAAATTATTTTTATAATATTTTTGTAATTGAAAAAGAATATTTTTCTCTTGTAATTTAGGATCATTTATTTGACCAGCACTAATCATTGTTCTTACTGAAAGTGGTGCTCCTTCGTTAGAAATATTTAAATTTTGCATTTGAACAAGTCTCGGATCTTCTGTAGGTAAAGGTTTTACAAATCCTTCTATATCTGATTGCGTTTGTCCGATATCTACAGGCATAACTTGTTGAGACCGTGGTACAAAGTCCTCGCTACCTATAACTTGTGACATATCTACTTGAGGAAAAGTATTACCTATTTGACTTTGCTTAGAACTTTGTGCTAGTTTTTCTGCTAATACACCATCTATAATTCTATTTAGATCTACCATTATTCTTTATTATAGCCTATTTGTTTTAAAAATTGTTCTTGTTGATCTTCATCTAAAGTTGTTAGGATTTTTCGTACTAATAACTCTATAGCTTGGTCTCCTGATACTGGACCAGCATCAGTTTGAAATACAAAAGGTTTATTTTGAAACTCCCCTCTATTTCCAGATGCTCTTAAAACAAAATTAGATAAACTAGAAATATCGTTAAATTCATTACCTGATATTTTAAAACCATCTTTTAAATTACTTGTATCATCATTAACATTTGAAGACTTTCCATAAACATTTTTTAAATACCATTCATTAGGAACATATTCTAATCCCCCTCCTGGTTTAGTATTTAAACGCATACGGTCACTTATTCCTGGATAAAGACTATCTAAATTAGATTTTATTAAAGCTAATGGATCATATGTAATTAATTCATAATCATCATTACCTTGTTTCTTTTCATATGCTTGAGAAGCTCGATAATATGTTTGTGCTTTTAAACCAAAGTTTATATTAGCTGACTTTACAGCGTTACGAATACCTTCTTGTAATCTTAATGGATTAGCAAAAAAATCTTTTTCGGCAAAACCTCTACCACCTATTGTATCTAAAGACATAGCAATATCTTTATCAGTTAATTTACCAGTCTCTCTTGTTCCTGCAATAGCGTATGCTATTTCCATAACTGCTGTTTGTACTGCTTGATTACCTCTTGTAGCTTTTTCAAAATTAGTAAAAGTTCGTTTAATAAATGTATTTTCTTCTGCAGTCTTACCGTTAGGATTAGCAATAATATTAGCTATAGCATTATCACCAATATATCTTGAATAATTTTCTTGATCATAACCGTCTGTAAATGCTTTAAATTGAGTTTTAACCCCTTGAGCAAAGTCTGCAAATCTATCAAAAAACCCTATAGATTTACTAAATTCAGGATCTGCTGTTTTAGCTAAAATAATATCACCTAAAGCGACAACTCTTAAAAAGTGATTTTTTGTATCTTCATATTTTTTTATTTGATCTTTATTCTTTTGAGTATCTAAACCACCAACTATTTGATCTTTAGTACCTGTAGCATATGTAAGATTCCCATCTTCATTTACGAATAAAACAGAACCAGTAGTTTCAGCGTATTTTTTTATGGCAGCTTTTCTTATATTTATTTGAGCATTTTTATCATCTATTTCGTCAATCGAAAGAGTACCACTAACTATGTCTTTTTGAAGAGTGCTTATTTCGCCTTCAAGTTTGCCAATCTGAGAGGGAGTGGTTGTATTTGAAAAAGAAACACTTGGTTGTTGTATATTATTTATAAATGCACCTGTTGCAGTTTTATCTACAAAACCAGATATTGTATATGTTTTTGAAGGATTATAATCTTCTGTAAATACGTTAGGAAATTTTAGTTTATATGCGTTATATGTATTTGGATCTGTTACTTTTACAGTTCTTGCAACAAGATTTTTACCATCATCAGGCAATGTAAAATCAAATTTTTTACTTTTTAATAAACTATATATAGTTGAAGGCACTTGTGCAGCATTAGTCATACCAGCAAGAAATTCTTTATTTTTTGGATTATATATAATTTTTAATGCTTCAGGTCTTAGCTTTTCAGGAATAACATTTAAGGATGCAGTTATAGCATCACCAATATCGTTTTGTTTTTTTACTTCTAAATTTTTATTTTTATATGTATATTCTAATAAAGTTTTAACAGATTCTTTTTTATTTTTATCTATTTCTTTTAAAAACTTTTGATATTGTACGGCTAATGCATCATTTGATTTTTTATCTTCTTTAAATTGAGAAAACGCAAGTTGTTTTATAGCAAAGTCTCTAGCCTTCTTTTCTTTCTTTTTTGCTTTTGCAGCAACGCCACCTGCAGCAAGGGCAGTTCCAAATTGTTGTAATGGTGTTTGTCCAGGTTTCGGTGCTTCTAATAAAGAAGCACCGATAGCTAATGCAGCATCTGCCCATGCAGGAGTTTCTTCTTTAGGATCAACACCAAAAAATTTATTTACTTCTTGTACGGATTTCTCTGCTGACGGTTTATCTTTTAATCTATCTTCATATATTTGTTTTAAACTGTCATTATCGGTGCTTGTTAATTTATTTAATGCACCCATAATTTTACCAATATCTCCACTACCATCATATAAACCAGATAAATTACTATCAACATTTTCTTTTTTATCTGTAGCAAGACTACTTATAAATTCATTAGGCTTTTCTTTAGCTTGTTTAAAAAGGTCAGATACGGCAACCCCTTTTGTATTATTTTCTAAACTTTTTTGACCTACTGCTTTTAAATCATTTTGATTTGTTTGGTTTATATTACTTTGTAAAAATCTAGATTTACCTGCTGTTTGAAACAAAGGGTTATTTTGAAAATTTAATAATCCAAAAGGTATGCCTGCTCTTTGTTGCATTATTTACTTCCTCCAAGAGATGCAAAGTTAAAAGTACCAAGTCCTGAAGTATCTTTTGCAAAAGGTCTATATCCTAATTGTCCAGCTAACCCTAACCCTGTTGCAGCAACACCACCTATTTGAGAGAGTAATGAAGGAGTAGGTGCAGTTGTACTTGTTACTGTTTGCGAAGCTGTAGGAACACCTCTTAATATATCACTAAAGAAACCTAATCTTTGGAATGGTTCATAGGCTTGTTGTAGATCAGTTTGTCTTTGAGCATCGAGTAGGGCTTGAGCTTGACCTTGTTGTAAAGAACCAATACCTAATAAATTAGCAACATCTTGTTGTTGTAATTGTTGTTTAAGACCACCTAATCCTGCTTGCTGTCCAGCTAATTGACCTAATAAACTTCTCTCTCTTATTTGTGCGTCAGCTAAATTTCTTGCTTGTTGCAAAGCAGACTCAAACCCTGCTGCTCTCAACTGACCTGCTGATTTAGCTTGTTGTTCTAAAACATCTCTTTGTAATCCTCCTTGTGCAATAGCTGCCCTAGATCCTCCGAATGCTCCTTGACCCACGCCTTGTCCAGCCAATCTATTTTGTGCGATTTGCCCTTGTCTTGCTATATCAGCTAATGTTGTATCAACTACTTGTGAAGTATATGGATTAAAAAATTGAGCTATTCCTTCTGCACTAAATGTTTGATCAATAGATGGTCTACCTATAGCATCAGTAATAGTTCTATCAGCAGAAGAAATAAAAGGTTCAAAAGCTCCTATGCCTTCTCTAGTTTTATCTATTGCTGCTTTTTGATCATCTGTAAAACCTGCTATCTGTATATCAGGTATATCTATTGCTGTTCCTGATTTTTGATATGCCGATTCTAATAATTTACGAGCATAATCTTCTAAAAAAGGGGCTTGTCTTTGTACTACGGTTTGTTCACTAGTTTGTGTTGCCATTATGCCATCCTCGCATTTTTATCTGCTCTTTTTTCAAAAGCTCTCATAATACCTTCCATAACTACAGCACCTTTATCAGGATTGTTTTGTCCTGTAGGGTCAGCTCCAGCTACTGATTTTCCTGTGTTTATAAATTCTGTATTCGAAACTCTTACAGGAATAGAATCACTTATTGGTGTTCCTGGACCTTTAATATAACCACCACCAGCAGCATTTAAAAACATTTGTCTACTAAGAATATTATTTAATAGAGCTTCATAATCAACATCTGCTAAAAACTTTTTAGGATCACTTGGTGGAGCTTGTTTTTCTTGTGCAAATAAAGCAGAAGCTGGAGGTGGTGTTAATTCAGGTGGTAAATCAGGGTTTTCTCCTCTTGCTAATGCAGCATAATAATTATCGACTATTTGCTGTCTTGACATTCCTTCACCCTCAACAGGTAAAGGTTCAGCTAATTTAGCTAATTCTTTTCCTACTATTGGACTTAATCCTGCAGTAACAACTTGAGGTATAGTTGCTCCTGCACCAGAAAGTAACCCTTGCGTGCCTACTGCTGTTCCTGTTGAAGGAAGCATAGCGTATGATGAGCCTGTTCCAAGAGTAGAACCTACTGTAGGAACAGTTCCTCCACTAAATCCTGCTACTGCTTGGTCTATTTTAGGTGCTACATATTTTCCACCAACATAAGCAACACCAGCATTTATAAGAGCTTTATCTATTGGTTCACCTGCTGCTAATGATCCAAGACCAGATCCAATAGCACCACCTATTCCTGGAGCTATAATATTACCAACTATTGCACCAATCGTAGGAAGAAATCTTTTTAGTTTTTTAAAGAAAAATTCTGGCTGTCCAGTATTAGGATTTATAGAATTAAGAGCATTACCAACAACATAACTCTCAGGTTGGTCTATACCAACTGCTCTCATTTGTTTAAATATATCTTCTTTTAATTTAGGATTACCCTCTAAAACTTCTTTAGGGATAACTGTTTCGCCTTCGGCAGCGTGAACAATATAAGTGTCCTCAAACCGACCTAAACTTGCTAATCCTCTAGCTTGGTTTTCATACGGAGCAATCATGATCATACCATAACTTATAATACTTCATTTGACAATCCTTTTATCTAAATTCTCGTTATCGCACTTGTTGTTATTCTTGTTTTAGATAAATCTTGAATACTTGCTACAACATGCAATCTATCAGCGTGACCAGCTTGCACCTGTAAAACTTCTGCACTTTTTAAAATTAAAGGATTTGACAAAAGTTCAACGGTTGTTTTAGCAGCAACATCTTTATCTTTAAATAAACTAAATGTATGTGCTGTTACAGCACCTGCTGAATTAAGTCCATCACCAACAAGGTTTACTGTAATAGTTGATGCGTTAGATGTGTTAGAGTTAGATACTAAAATAGAGTCTATTAAAACAGCGTTAAAATCGGCATCACTAGGAACTGTAAATAAGGTTGTTGCACTTGTTCCAGTTAAATCTATTTTTGCATTTGTAATACCTTGAATATATTGAGGAATACTAGTGATTAACATTAACGTCTACCATCCTCTCTTATATCAATTCTTGGTGTTCCTAATTTATATTTTGTTCCTAGTGATGTAGAATCTATTCTTAATGCAAAAGATCTTCCTCGTAAACGATAATTTAATTTTTCTGTAAATTGTTCTACAGGACTTGTTGCAGTTCTAGTTGTTGTATTTGAAGTAGATTCATGAAAATTAGCTCCAGGATTATTTCTTACTTTCATTGTAAAAGCTACATCTGGGTTAACACTTGTTGATCCATTAAACGAAACATCAGGAATAACTTGTTTTAAGAATACAAATTTATCTCCATCACCTATATCAATAGCCGATGATTCAATAAACGAAGTCATAGCTGATCCATCGTCATCAAACCCTGTTTCATGGTTATAGAGGTATTGTCCTCCTGTAGCTTGTGGTAGTCCTCTTATACCTCTATCGAGCCATGCTTGTCTTGCTAATGTTCCATAATACCAAATTTTTTCTAAATAATTATAAGCAACATATTTATCTATTTCTCTTCCTGCTGAAGAAGGATAAAACCATAAAATCTCACTAAATTCTGAATTTAGTCCTACATGAACTTTATCTCGTTCCTCTAAATTAAAATCTAAAAATACTTTATCTTTTACTGTACAAGGTAACTGAACTGTTTGTCCACCAGCGTATGCATAAAACGTATCAACACCCATCCAAAAAACTGCGTCTTCAACAGCTATAGCAGAAAACGGACTCATAATAGTTATATTTTTAGATAGTTCTTGTAAGCCAAAAGTAAATGGTGGACCTATAAACTTCATAGCGTGTAGTGTTTTATTAGTGAAGACGAGTATCTGTTGTTTTGTTTCTACAGCCTGTACAAAAGTAGATCCACCACCTAGTCTTAAATCCCCTGCCGTATTTGTAGCAGTAGGAAAAAAGTCGACTGGGTTTTCTTGTGAAGAAAAACGTATTAATAAAGGATCTTGAACACCATCTCCTCGATCCGTTGTAGGAGTAGCTCCTAATCCATCACATCCAAAACAAATTACATGTCGATCTTGGTCAGAAACAAGAACTTGTTTAGCTATTTGAGGAACACTTGTTTCATTACTAAATGTAGAAGTATCGCTAAGTTCTCTTGCTCTATTACCTAAACCATTTGTTTTATCCCAATAATATATACCACCATCTCTTGCATTTATAATTAAATCTTCACCAAAATTATCATGTGACCATAATCTAATTTGTGCTCCAGGAACCGTAACACTTGCTGCATTACCCCAACCAACAAAGTCATTTTTAGAATCTGCATTTCCTGCAGTGCCATCAGTTGAATTTCCTACAAGAAAAACAGCAACGCCATTTGAATGAGCGACTGCATCAGTTACTGCATTTCCTCCTCCATGACTTGCAGTATTTACATTAGTACTTGCTCCACTTCCAGCGTAAGCTCTTACTACTGTTAAATTATTAGTTGCAACATTAGTAACTAACATTAATTCATCATCTATTAATATAATATCATTTGCTACTATTTGATGCGTTGGGTTAGAATCTGCTACAGCTACTGTTGTTGTAGAATTATTAATAGCTCCGTCTAAAGTTGTATTTACTGCACCATCTGTTGTACCATTCCATTGACCTGCACCCCAACCAGTTCCACCAACTGTATTATCAAGTCCTACGTTTATTTGAAAATCTAAAGTAACACTTCCTGAAGCTCTTGCTATTCCTGTAGCAACGCTAGTGGCGTTAGTTCCAACATCTATTTTAAAAGAATTAGAATTAATAATTTCTATTATTTGATGTTCTTTCCCACTAGAGTCTCCAATAGCAGATGCAGGTATTCCACCAACTGCATCTGCTCCTTCAGCATTTGTTATTGTAACAAAATCATTTAAGTTTGCTCCATGAACATCAGAATTTACTATTACTTGAGATTCTGTTCCAGAAGTTGTGTTCGTTGTAAAAGTTACCCCAGATGTAACTTGAGTACCTCTTAAAGGAGTTATATCATTAAACGCTTGTCCTTCTTCTATATAATATTTTAAATGTGTACCAAGACCCATAAAATCAGAACCATCAAGAGCGACCCAGTTGTGCAGTCTTCTAGCACTGCCTAAGTATGTGTTTTGACTATACTTTTCCCAACCACCAAATTTTTCTGGAAAACCAAATCTAAAACGTACTTTATCACCATCAACGAAACCACCTTCGTTACTATATGATGTAATATCAGAAACAACTCCTGGTTTGAATTTTATAGCTTTCATTGGCATTATGCTGTACCTCCAGTTTTAGTTCCACTACCACTTTCTGTTACATTACTAACACCTTGTATTGATTTACCAGCACTACCCCCAGCAACACCACTTGCACCAGCCGTTGGAGCTGATGATGGATAACTTATCGTTGTTCCTGTGCCATCACCACCACCATTTCCATTTGTTCCATCTGTGCCAAAAGCTCCTCCAGCACCTCCATCGCCACCAGCACCTGCATTAGTACCACCAGAACTACCACTTGAACCAGATCCAGCAGATTGATTATATCCTTGACCTACGCCACCTGCACCAGCAGTTCCTCCAGTAGTTGGCTCATTTACAGCCATACTTATTTGAGAAGACATTGTATTATAAAAAAAGTTACCTGTTGGTGAAGAAGCACCATATGGACCAACCGTATAATTACACCAATAATATGTTGTATTTGCAGCTAAGTTTGCAGTAGTTGACCATGATAAACCACTACCATAAAGATTTCCACCTTGTCCTTGACTTGCAGTATTTTCTGCTGTACTAATATCTACTCTTGGTTGACCACGATGACCTGTTTGACCATCTTCTGGATATGGATCATTTATAGAAGCTGATATACTATAAGTTGCGTTTTTAGTTACTTGAAAGCTATACCAGACAGGTCCTTTATCAGATATTTGAGTTGAAAGAGCATTATTACTAGTATTTAAACCAAATTGACCAGAGCCTATTCCTGTCCAATATCTATCAGCAAAAAATGTATCTACAGTATATGGAACAAAACTAGGTTTATTACCTGTTTTATCTGTTACACTAAAAGCTGTTGCTGTTGAGGAAAGACTTCCTGCACCACCTGCACCACCGTTACCTCCACCTCCTCCACCAGATTTAATTGTTCCGTTATTAACTAAAGTAACAGCGACACTACCATCTACTTGTAATGCGTTTCCACCAGTTCCACCATTTGCTGTACCACCTGCACCCTCGATACTACCCTCGTTTGTAACAGTTATTGAACCAACACCATTAGTTTCTATTGTTAAAGCAGCATTAGATGGGTTAGTTGAACCAATAGTATGTCCTGAACCTATTACAAGTTGTTTCGGGTAATCTACTTCAAAGTCATCACCAAAAATAGTATCTGCACTTTGATTTGTATCTCCATCACTAAATGTTTTTTTAAAAGCTCTTTCTTTACTATAAAAATCATTCAATGAAATTGTTCCAGAAGTAGGTACACCAGCCGACATATTTGTTGAAGAATTATTACTAGCATTAGCACGAACTAAGGAGCCACCAAGATAAAATTCATTCAATCCTCTGCTGGGTAAGTTTGATCCAGGGTTGTATTGTTCTTCAATATCTTGAAGAGATATAGTTCCAGATGCTTGTAATGCTGCCATTATAAACTTGTTCCAAACGCTGTTACATTATTAGCTGATGTTACTGCACCATTAGATCCTAATTTAAAAACTGTTGTACCATTATATTTAAATAATAATTCGTTATCACCAGTATCTAATGATATCGCCCATTTACTAGATCCAAACAATATTGCGTTACCGTTTGTATCTAAATCACCACCAAGTTGAGGAGTTGTATCTCCTACTAAATCTGTTGGTATTGTACTAACATTAGAATTTGAACCAGTTCCATCTGCAAAAACTATAGCAGAAGTTCCAGTAGGAATAGAAACAGTAGTTCCACTTCCATCTGATGCATCTGCGTTTGCTGGACCTTGTCTAACTTTAGCCGTTTGTCCAGTAGAATTTTTTATAAAAAACCATTTTTGTTGATCGTTAGGATCTAAATGTAAATTAAAAGCACCACTAGGAGAACCTGTTAAAAGTAATATTTTGTATTGTCCATTAGATAAAGAACCATCACTTGTTGTAACTAATGTATTTCCAGTTATAGTTAAACTAACAACTCCATTTAAAGCTCTATCTATTATATCGAAATTATTATTAGTCGTATTACCCCAAGTACCTGATTGTTCACCAGAACCTATTTTTTCTATACCAGTATTCGTTGTATATGAACTTGCCATTTTTTACCTCACTGTATTTCTGTCCAAGTTTCTGTACCAGATGGTGTTATTTCAGTATATGTTTCTGTACCAGATGGTGTTATTTCAGTATATGTCTCTATATTTGCATTCGTCACTACTTCTTCAAATAGTATATCTCCAGTTGCTGTTTTTGTAAAACTGAATTGTTGAGAAGATGTTCCATTAAATTTGTGATTACCCTGTGTTGTTTGTGTAAAGTTTGCATCTATACTTGCTGTTCCTAAATTTATTAATTTAATATTTTCTGTTGTTTGTGTAAAATTACTTGTAAGATCTATATTCCCACTTAATGTAGTTGCAAGTTCTGTAGTTTGTATAAAATTACTACTTAAATTAACTGTACCAACTAATGTTCCTACACCTACATTAACTGCAACACCTACGCCACTCATTTCTGCTGTTGCTGCTTGTACTACACCACCTACATCAGCAATGGCTGCATCAGCAATAGCAGAATGACCCAACATTAATCAGCATCCTCTATTGTAAGTGTACCCTCTTTGACTTGTTTCAGTATTTCTGCATAGTGTCTGTTGTTAGGATCTAGTGGTACAAACACTGTTTTACCATCTATTGTAGCTTTGATTTCTGAATTATTACCTTCCATATCTATGCCATATTGTGCTGATTTTATATTCATATTATTCTCCTATAGCTCTGCATCAAAGGAAAAATCATAAAGATAATAAGCTGTATTATCAGAAACACCTGCTAAAATATATCTAAACAAATAATCTTGATTAGAAATTCCTGATTCCGTTCCTGACGATCCATTACCTGATGTAGCAACAGTAGGTGTTGCTCTCATTTTAACAGGAAAGTAAAACAAATATCCTTTATAAGAAGCATTATAATTGAATGAATAAAGTCTAGTTCCACTAGTTCCTCCAGAAAGTTCATTATAATAACGTTTGCATAATTGTAGTTCTTCCCCAACTGATCTATGCTCAAATGGTGTGGCTACAGAGCCTACTTCCATTTGCACTCCAGTAAGAAAGAATGTTCTGTCTGTGCTGTCAAAAAATGATGATATACCCACTGCTCTATTTGCATTAGTATTAGAATCAAAAGTTTGATTTAATGTTCCACTTGTTAGATTTGAACCTGCGTGAATCCAAAAATTAAGTTGTAGACTTTGTGCATTATCGTCATCAAACG